GATGAAACTATTACCGTAAAAGAAGGTAAGATTACATCTAAAAAATTAAAGACTGCCTTGACTAATTTTAACAAAGGTAGACAGTTAAATAGAGTATTAGTCAGTAGATTCATTGAGGATATTGCGATCCGAAACGCATAAAAGTGCTTGACATTTCGTCAATTGTGTGTTATCCTATCCTTATAAACAATTAATTATGGAGATTTTTATGAAAAGTGCCGATAAAAAACAAGATTTCCTGAACGCCATCAAGGCAACAGGAAAAACTCAAATGACCAAATCAGAGTTAAAGGAAGTAGCTAACTCTATTGGTATGAAATCACTTGGCTGGTTTACAAAACAAGATGAGAATAAAGTCAGTTATGGTTTGTATAAAGTACCAAGTGATGATAATTCTAATATAGTTGCAATGCCTGTTGTAGATAAGTCTGCTAATACTATTAAAGACATTACAACATCAATAGAAAATTCTGATAATGTACCTGTTGTTGATAAAAACTATGTTGCTTTTGGTAACTTTAGTGATATTGAAAATATTATTAAAAGCAATAAGTTTTTCCCAACATTCATTTCAGGTCATTCTGGTAATGGTAAAACAATGTCTATTGAACAGGCTTGTGCTAAAAACAAAAGGCAGTTTATCTGTATATCAATGACACCTGAAACTGATGAATCAGACTTACTTGGTAACTATGTCTTAATTGACGGCAACATGGAGTGGCGTGATGGTCCTGTCACAACAGCTGCTAGACTTGGTGCTGTATTGTGTATTGATGAGATAGACTATGGTGCTCAAAACTTATCATCACTTCAAAGAGTGTTTGAAGGCAAACCATTCTTACTTAAAAAGAAAGGTGAGATGATAACACCTAAACAAGGCTTTACTGTATTCGCTACTGCTAATACTAAAGGTAAAGGTTCTGATGATGGCCGTTATATGTTTACTAATGTATTGAATGAGGCCTTTCTTGAGAGATTTGTTACTACAATGGAACAAGATTGGGCACCTGCTAAAACAGAAATCAAGATTGTGAATAAATTGTTAAACAGTTTAGGTATTGAAGATGATACATTTGCAAGTAACCTTGTTGTTTGGGCAAATGCGATCAGACAAACCTTTAATGATGGTGGTTGTGATGAGGTTATTTCTACTAGACGATTAGTCCACATTGTTAATACTTATGATATCTTTAGAGATAAAGTCAAAGCAATCACATTCTGTTTAAACAGATTTGATGATGACACTAAAGCATCTTTCATTGATTTGTACAGTAAAGTAGATGCAGGTGTTGATTTAGATAAACAAGAAAATGAAGAAGTTGTTGAAGAAAGTCCTTTCAATAACTCTGATGAGTTAAGATAATAATTTCGGCACGGAGTCCTCGCTGTCATGGTGAGGGCTCTTTTTTTTATTTTTGCCTCAATTATTATTTTTATTTGTTATAATAAGAATTTAAGAGGAAAAGAGATATCTCCTCGATTAAGTATATCTCATTTATTATGGAGAATTTATGTCAGTAAAAGATAAAATTTTAGCATACCTATCTAAACCAACTGGTTATAACACACTAACCGTAGCACAAGCTCAATCAAAGTTTGGTGTTTCTAATGTAGCCGCTAGAATTGAAGAACTTCGTTCAGAAGGTCATTCAATCTACACTAACAGCAAGAAACTCAAAGACGGTCGTAGAATTAGATTCTACAAGATGGGCAAGCCATCAAGACGAGTTGTAGCTGCTGGTTACACTATGTTGAAAATGAAAGGCGAAAGAGTTTTTGCCTAAATTTTAAAGAATCGGGAGATACATATTAGTATCTCCCTTTTCACTCTCAAGGATATATTATGGAAATAAAAGTTAATATTGAAGAACTAAAAAAGAATAAAGTATTTGTTGCAACACCAATGTATGGTGGTATGGCACATGGTCTTTATATTAAATCTTGTTTAGATTTACAGACTACATTTAACAAATATGGAGTTGAAAATAAATTTTCTTTTTTATTTAACGAATCATTAATTACAAGAGCTAGAAATTATCTTGTTGATGAATTCTTAAGAACAGATTACACACACTTACTTTTTATTGATAGCGATATACATTTCCAACCTAAAGACATTATTGCATTATTAGCTTTAGATAAAGATGTTGCAGGAGGGCCTTACCCTAAAAAATCTGTAAATTGGAAAAACATAGCAGCTGCTATCAAAAGAAAACCTGATATGGAGCCAAAAGACTTGAATGAAATAGTTGGTGATTATGTTTTCAATGTAGTAAAAGGCACAAAACAATTTCAAGTGACAGAACCTTTAGAAGTCATGGAAATCGGAACAGGTTTTATGATGGTTAAAAGAGAAGTATTTGAAAAAATACAAAAACAATATCCACAAATACACTACAAACCAGATCATGTTGGTCAAGCTAACTTTGATGGTTCAAGATACATTCATGCGTATTTTGATACTGTAATTGATACGAAAGATTCTATTACAGGTGGTGGTTCAGACAGATATCTTTCTGAAGATTATATGTTCTGCCAAATGTGGAGAAAGATGGGTGGGCAAGTTTGGTTATGTCCATGGATGAAAACACAGCACATTGGTACATTCCCATTTACAGGTAATATGCCAGCAGTTGCAAATCACACAGGAAAATTATGATAGACTATAAGTATAGTGAAGATAGGATTTTGAAAGAATTAAAAACTTATGTTGACAAAACTTATGATGAGCATTATTCCAGAAATAAATTTCAAGCAACAGAATTTATAATGGACTCTGGTCATGGTGAAGGATTTTGTATCGGTAATATTATGAAGTATGCTCAACGATACGGCAAAAAAGAAGGAAAGAACAGAAAAGACTTGCTTAAAGTCCTTCATTATGCGATAATGGCTTTACACAATCACGATAATAACGAGGAAAATATATTATGAAATTATCAAGTGACACATTAAATGTTCTAAAGAATTTTGGAACAATCAATCAAGGTATTTTATTTAAAGAAGGTACAGAATTAAAAACTGTATCTACTCATAAAAATATTCTTGCACAAGCTGATATCAAAGAGGCTATACCTCAAGAGTTTGGTATCTATGACTTAAACAATTTTTTATCAGTTGTATCTTTACATAAAGATGATACAAGTTTTGAGTTTGACCCAAAACATATTACTATCAAAGGTAACAAAGGTAGAAGTAAAATCAAGTATCGTTTTTGTGAGAAAACAATGATAGTTATTCCACCTGAAAAACCAATCACAATGCCAGAAGCTGAAATTAGTTTCAAACTATCTGCTGAAGATTTTGATTGGGTATTAAAGGCGGCTTCTGTTCTAGCATCACCACAAATAGCAGTTGAATCTGATGGTAAAAAGATTAGTGTAGTTACATTAGACTTACAAAATGATGCGGCTCATACTGATACATTAGAAGTAGCTGATGGTAATGGTGATTCTTATAGAATGATATTCAAAACAGAGAATCTAATTAAACTAATGCCTGGTTCTTACACTATTGCAATATCATCTAAAGGTGTATCACACTTTAAGAACAATGATGTAGCACTCCAATATTGGGTTACAACTGAAACTGGTAGCACTTTTAACAAAGCTGCTTAATTTATTTTTTATTATTATGAACGGAGTGAACTATGGAACATTTACTATGGACAGAGAAGTATCGTCCTAAAAATATCAATGATTGCATATTACCTGAAAGGCTAAAGAAGCCTTTTCAGGAGTATGTTTCTCAACAAAACATACCTAACTTATTATTATCTGGTGGTGCAGGTGTAGGAAAAACTACTGTTGCAAAAGCCATGTGTAATGAGATAGGTTGTGATTTTCTAGTCATCAATGGTTCTGATGAATCTGGTATTGATACATTCAGAACTAAAATAAAGAACTATGCATCATCAATGAGTTTATCTGGTGGTCGTAAAGTTATTATCATAGACGAAGCTGACTATCTTAATCCTAATTCAACACAACCTGCATTAAGAAATGCAATAGAAGAATTTGCAAGTAACTGTTCTTTTATCTTTACTTGTAATTATAAAAACAGAATAATACAACCATTACATTCGAGATGTGCTGTTGTTGAATTTAAATTAGTAAACGGAGAAAAACAAAAGATAGCTCTTCAGTTTATGAAAAGAGTACAACACATTCTCAAAGAAGAAAATGTTGATTATGATGATAAAGTAATAGCAGAATTAATTAAGAAACATTTTCCTGATTTTCGTAGAGTTGTAAATGAGCTACAAAGATATTCACAGTTTGGTAAAATAGATTCAGGTATTCTTTCACAAATAGGTGATGTATCTATTTCAGAAATTACAAAACATATTACACAAAAAGACTTTAGGTCTATTCGTAAATGGGTCGGTACGCATGAAGTAGATAGTAATACTTTTTTTAGAAAATTGTATGATACATTATATGATTTTGTGAAGCCTGAATCTATACCACAAGCAGTTGTGATAATAGCTGACTATCAATATAAATCTGCTTTTGTAGCAGATCAAGAAGTTAATACTGTAGCTTGTTTAACTGAACTAATGGTCAACTGTGAATTTAAGGAGTAATTATGATACCATATGAGTATATTGTTTTACCTAAAGTATTTAATGTTTCTGAACAAAAGATTAAAGAACTAAATGAAAAGATACCAAAAGAATATAAACCTGAAGATAAAGATTT